GGTGCCACAGGCCGCTTGCGCCGGTACTTTCCGAGCCAGTTCCCTTTTCCCTTTTTTTCCGCCGACTCGGTTGCAGGAAACGCGGGCAAAAAAAAGCCCCGGCGGGTGCCGGGGCTGGTAGGCGAGCGGGTGGGTTTAGTGGGCGGCGATGACGATATCGGAGTGCCCGCGACCGAGCATGCCCGAGCATGCCTGACAAGCTTCGCATGTAGTTTTCATGCCAGCCTCTTTTGACGCAGGGCAGACACGTTCCAGCGGGAACACCGGGGAAGCCGAAGTGTCGCGAACCCGGAAGGTGCGCCAGTCGTGCAGTTTGGCGACCTTGTATTCCGTATCCGTTTCCACCGACGCCATCACATGCCCGCGCAGTTTGGCGGCATTCTCACGCACGGTGTGGTTTGCGTGGTTCCACTGATGCGTGTAGCCGGTGCGGCCAGCCGCGTTGCGGTAAACCGCGAGCCAAACCCACGCGGGGATTGCCGCCGGATCCCCGTATGAACCCGCACGCACCACGCGCCCCGCAAACACGGCGGCAATCGCATCGGCATCACCGCTGATATCGCGGTAACCGCCACGCAGGAAGCACGCATGCACCGAGCGGGGAGCTTGAAACACGACAACGTAACACTTCGCCTGCGGTTCCTGACCCATCGCCACCGCCAGACGACGCAACGCGGGCCGGTGGGCGCAATCGCCGCAGATGGAAACATCCGCACCGGACTTTACCGCATCATTCGGTTTGATATCTTCCCGAATGACCCACGTTTGGATTTCAGCACCGGTCTTGCCATTGGCGGATTTTTTGGTCAGGCCGGTGGCGATGACGACCACGGGAGCGCCATCGATTAGCGACGGGCCGCGATAGATGATGACGCCATTCTTATTGAGCTTAACGGTCATGGTGAGAGCCTCGTGGTTTGCAGCGGTTGCTGCGATGGAGTAATTATCGAGTAATGCGTCGCAGATTACAACCATTAACAATTCTGGCGCTTGTGGAACTGGTGCCACAGGCCGCTTGCGCCGGTACTTTCCGAGCCAGTTCCCAAAACGCAGACAAAAAAAAGCCCCGGCTCGCGCCGGGGCTGGTAAGTAAGGTGGGCGGTCTAGGCTTCGGTGGCCTCGGGCATCAGGAACGTGGAAGCTTTCTGCGCCGCGCTGGAAGCCGTGAAAATCGCACGCTTATCCTGCTTCAGCACTTTGAGCCATTCCCCGATGTAATCCGCATTGTGCCGCAGACCACCATCCTGATTCACGCCGAGTCGGGCGCAAAGGAACGCCGCGCCAAGTTCCGCAATCAGTTCCTCCACAGCGTAGGCTTCCGTGCCGAAACGACCCGTAAAATCACGGTCGAGTCGCGACTTGTGCCCCGTCCAATGCGTGGCCTCGTGCAGGAGCGTGCTGCGGTAGCCGTCCAGCGACTTGAAAGCTTCACGGGGAGGCATGCGAACCATATCCTGCGCCGGGATGTAGCACGCCGCATTGCCGCCGATTACCACCTTAACCCCTGCGGCCTGCACCAGCGCATCGGCAACGTCATCCGACAGCGTGGGCGCTTCCCAGACTTTCACCGGCAGATTCTCGCACTGCTCGACGTTGAACACCGTGAAAGGTTTCGCCATCGGAATCCGTTCAAGCTTCCCGTCCTTTTCCTTTTCCAGAAAATTCCAGAAAACAACGTGCGTGCCTTTCTCACCCCTGCGGACGTTGCCGCCGGCATTCGCCGCCTGATTGTAGGTCACCCAGCCGTTGCTACCGTAACCACCCTTGTGCTGCGCCAGCATGAGCACCAGCACGTTGATGCCGTTGTAGTTCCGGCCCGTGATGCCGTTGTGCGGCATGGCCGACCCCGTCGTGCTATCCCAAGGCTTGACCCACGGGGCGGTTCCGGCTTCCAGCGCGGCAATCATGGCATCAGTGACGGTCTGGTAAATATCGGTTTTCATGGTCTAACTCCTGCTTGGTTGGTGAGTTAATGTTGCGACATTTTACGCTGGTCTGCAACCATTAACAATCACGCTACTTTTGGAACTGGTGCCACAGGCCGCTTGCGCCGGTACTTTCCGAGCC